ATGAGGTTAGCGACTCCGACCAAGCGATAGTAAATGTTTTTCTTGGCGAAAGCGATTGCACCATCAGCATTTGATGTAGCAAATGGGTTGGCAACCATACCATAACGAGTTTTGAACCCGATTTTTGGCTGGAATGTGTTTTCACCAACTGCACGAACCATTTGTAGTGGAACATATGGGCAGTAGAAAAGACCAGCATCAAAAGCACTAGTGCCTTTATAACCTAGTGTAAAGTATTGTTTACCTGAGGCTGATGCAAAGTATGGGTCGATGTAGACGCGAATGCGACCATTTAGAACACCGGCGAAGGTGTTACCTGTATCATCAACATTTAGATTATTACTAAGAGCAGGTGTGTAATCTAGAACACCAGCCATTTGTAGGGCAGAAGCAACGTCTGAAGAACAGATCATCACGTTACCTTTTCCGCGACGAGTGGCTTTAGCAATGGCGTTAGCTTCACGCTCAATTTGGAAAATCATTCCTTTGAAACGCTCAACACTCCAACGACCGTTGGCATCGACATCAAGATCGAAAGTACCAGCAGTTGTTACGTTATCTTGAGCACCAGCAGTAGCAGTATAGTTGACTGTACGGACAACTTCACGGTTGATTTCAGAAAGAATCTCGGCAGATAGAATATTTGATAGTTCTGTTTCTGCATCTAGACCATGGATTGCTTTAAGGTCTTGGGCAAGTTCCATGGTATACTCAGCTTTTAGAGCGCGTGATTTAGCAGTAACAGAGACCTTCTCTACTGAGAATGCCATTTCTTGAAAACCGTTTCCAGCTACATCTCCAAGTGCTTCAGCGTCAGCTGTTGTCATGCCACCACCGACTGTGTAACCTGAACCAGAGGCACGGGCTGTTGGATCGGATCCTGCTTGAGCGTTGTTACCACTGTCGTCAATGACACCTAGTGAAGCAGTGTTACCAGAAGCAGAAGCAGAGAATGTGGTTGGTGCTTCGTTGAATAGTGCCTCTGTACCAGCCTGACCATCAAAACGTGAGCGCATAGCAAAGATAAGACCAGTTGGACCAGTCATTGGCTGGACACCAGCAATATCGTATGCAATCATGTTTGGCATGGAACGACGAACAAGTGAAATGAGAACTGGATCGAAAATATCGATTGAACCGGCTGATGCATCTGAGGATGAAGCGCCCATTGCGTTAGTTGGTGCAGCTTCGCCCAATAGTGATGGCATATGATAACCACCAGAACCCATAGATGCTTCTTTAGCAGCCTTCTCCTGATTCTCTAGAAGAGTGGCAGTAACAGAACGACGATGTACATCCTTAATCTCTGGGAGATCAGAATGTTCAAGAACTGGTTGCCACTTCTTGATTAAATCTTCAGTAAGCATAGATTTTACTCCTTAGTTATGAGTGTTACTTTTTATTTATAATAATTATTTCTTGACAGTTCTAGAAATTGCGTTCATATACTGTGCCATCTCACCAGTTACTTTTGGTGTGGAAGCTTCTTCTTCAAGAGGCTCATCCTCATCAAAAATAGTTTCATTCTGTACTTCTTCTTCAATATCTGTGAAATAAGTATCTTTAATCATATCTAACTTTTCTTTGAAGTCTTCTTCAGATACAAAATCGACACCTTCAGCAAGACCTTTTAGCTTCTCTTCTTGTGAAACTGTAAGACCATGTGAAACTTCAGAAACAATTGAACTACGATGAAGTGATTCAACTTCTTTATTGAGGTCAATATTCTTTTGTAATTCTTTGTTAAGCTCTTCTTCTAGTGAATCTACTTTATCTGACAACTCGCCTAATACATCGACCTTTTCTTCTGGCATTTCGATATAGCTTTGTTCAAAGAGTGTTTTGAGACCACCCATGAACTCTTCAGCGATTTCTGTGCGGATACCATTCTCAACAGCTAGACGGTTATTATCCATCCATTCATTTACAACATAATCTAGTGCGCCATCTAGTTTTTCAACCATTTCTTCTTTGACTTCATCTTCTTCAAGTGACTTAGCGGTATCAAACATTGATGCCATTTCATCTACTGATTCATTTACTTTTGAAACAACAGCTGCCTCAAAGATAGTTGTTGCCTTTTCTTTAAACTCTTCAGATAAATCCTCATCACCAAATAGAGCTTGAATATCATCAGAAAGGTCAATATCTTCATTGTTAATTTTCTTTCCGTAATGCATACCTTCTCTTTTGGCATGTGCCATTTCATGATAGCCTTCAGCATTCTTCATCATATCATGATACATTGCAGAAAGGTCTTTTTTATTTTTACTACCCATGTGTTGCATCATCGCATTTAGCATACCCATTTTGGTAGTTGGCATTTTATCACCTTGGCTTTTACTACCAGGCAAAGGTTTAGCTTTAGCTGCTGTAGCTGGTGGAACTTCAGACTGTCCATCATCTGATTTAAATTCTTTAAGCTCTTCTTCTTCTAAATCGGTGGTTACCTCTTCTTGGAAGTTTTCATCTGCAGCGTCTGAATCTTTAAGGTTTTCATCTGACATATTACGCTCCTTAGTTAGTAGTGTTGTATTTTATTTATAAAAAATAATAATTTATAGGTAATATTATAATTTTTTTAAGAAATTTTCAAAGATTTTAAGTTTTGTAGCCTCTAAATCTGATTTATTAGTATTATGAATTTGTTTTTGTGATTGCTCTACAAATTGCTCAACCCATTTACCACCTTCATATACCCACTCAACACCCTCCATGATACCCTCTACAAAAGCATCGGGTGCTGATGGATCTGCTACAATATCAGCGGCAGTTGCCAGATAAAAGTCACCTTGTACTTCATTAACACCATTTTTAGATTTTAAACTACCCATACCTCTTGAAGATACTCCTAATGATGCACCTTCTTTGATAAGGTTTTTGACAATGGTACCATATGGAGAATCCATGATTTTAGCCTTCCCCATAAAATTATCGCCGTCTTGTTTCAACTCTTTAATCATGTGAGAAACACGCTCTAGATTAATAGTTGGTCCTTGTGGATGACCAAGCTCACCAAAAGCACGATTTTTTTCTACATATTCTTTATTGTATCTAGCCACTTCTCTTTGTAATACCTCGGTAGGATATATTCTACCATTTCTATTTTTTTGATTAGCTTGCATAAAAATGCCTTCGATGAAAAATTCTTTTTCACCGTTCTCATTGGCTTCTGAAATATACTCTAGGCTTTCTATTACCTCTGTAATTAATTTCATCTTACTCTCCGGATGACTTGTGCATTTTCAGAACAATAGTTCCCTCACCACCTGATAAAACACAATGTACATTAGCAATGAGGTCACCCTGTGAAGCTTCAAGTCTAATCCCATTACCTTGATAGTCATGATGACCACTACCAGATACGACTAAAACAGTGTTACTACCTCTTGTGACAGTCCAAGTTTGTGCTCCTTTAACACTCCATAATACCTCTGAAATTCTCATTTCAGTTACTTCTTCACCAGCGTTATTTGCAGAAGGAAGTGTAGCATGATTTAACTTGAAACCATCGCTGCTAGTTGTCCGAAATACTACATAACCACCAGGTTTATTTGATTTTGTTGTAATAGGCATTACACCATTCCCTTAGCAAATTCTAGCATTTCTTCATAAGAGTCTTCATTTTCATTCATTCTGATAATCATTAGTTCACGATTTTCTGGTTCTAATTCTTCTAGAATTGTGTTAAATACTTCTGCATCGTCATCACTTACATATACAAATTCACCGTCTTCTAATTCTAATATACCCTCTTCGATTTCAACTTCTTCCTTGACAGTCTCAGATTTCATATCACCCTGTGACTTATCACCTTTGCGAGCAGGTGTCTTACCAATCTTATCACGAAACTGAGCAAATTTAGTATCGCCAGTTGTACCTTGCTTTACTGGTTTGTCTTCACCTTCAGCGTTGTCTGACTCAGCATTTTGAGTAACCGCTTGGTCTTTATCTGATTTGAATTGATTATCACCAGCGACAGGATGAGCGATGGAAACGGCAGTATGTAAATCTACAAATTCTGCTTCTTTACCAGCTTTTGCAATTAATTCTTCTTCATCATCATCAATATCAATAACATATTCATCAGCATCAGCTTCGTTAATTACTCTTAAAGTTTTAAAATTATTCATCGTCCATCTCTTCTGGTTTTAAATCAGGTGAAGTGAATAAGGTGGATGCTATTGATTGTTTTTCAACATCAATTCTATCATTTGCTTTTTGTAATAAAACATCTGTCACTGTATCACGAAACTTAGATACATCATTAGCATTAATGTAATCAATAGCATCTGATAATTTTGCTTCTATATCCATTTGGTTATACTCCTTCGTGTTTATTTATAAAATAATTTAATTGTTATGTGAAAAATGGTAATTTATAGTCTACACCACTTATATGTACCACTAGATGTCCGTCCGGATTGGCAACAATTGGATCGTTAACATCTAAGGAACTAAATGTATTTGAAACTGCAGATATGTTTGTAGTATTAGCTGTTATATCTCCACTGGATACACCAGGAGATGTATTTGAAACTGCAGCCATATATGGAATTTTATAGTCAACACCATTGATATTAAAAACTAAATGTCCTAATGGATTAGCAACTATTGCATCATTTGTATTTAAATCACCAAAGTTTTCAACGATACCTGCGGAAGCTGTGTTTCCGCTATTAACTGTTACTGTGTGGCTAGAACTAAAACTCAAGTTTCCATTGCCGTCAGTTTTCAAAACTTGACCAGCTTGACCATCTGAAATAGGAAATGAGTATGCACTGTTAACGGAAAGGGTAGACGGATTAGATCCTATTTCTAAAACAGTTGTACTATCTTTTGTATATAATCTTTTATCAGTAACATTTAAAGCTAACTCACCAAAATCAAGGTCTGAAGTAGATGGCTTTTTACCAGATACACTGGACCTTTTAACTTTAATAACAGTAGCCATAATAATAACTCCTATGTAGGATACTAAAAAGATAGAAATCAAACCCCTCTATCTTTTGTATTATACTAAATTGCCTATATAGGCATTTCTATGGTATAATTATACCAGGCTAGCTTTATTTAGTCAAAATAAAAAAAGTAGGGGATTTATCCCCTACTTTCTTCGTTTTTGTTGTATAAATTTGATTTTTACACGTTAAATTATGGAATTGTGATAGACCCCGGCGCAGAAAATTCTGTTGCTGAACCATCAACTGTAACAACCACATAACCTGGACCACCGGGTGCATGTTTTGGACCTGGGCTGTGTCCACCCAACCCAACAGTGGCTGGAGCACTACCAGGAACAGCTGGACCGGCTTTTGTCCGTGCTGGATTGCCCGACAAACCAGGCGTTCCTCCAGCAAGGGTACCAGCCT